AGTCAAATATGATAATAAAAAGCTAAACAGTATAGGTATAAAAAACGAGATGCTAGTAACTTTCAGACCTGAATCAGAGTTTGAATTTATAGTAGACAATCAGCGTTTATATTGTATGAAATCAAATGATATTGTAATAAAGCATGAATACGAAGGAAACGAAAAAGAATATAATCCAAGCTGGGCATAAAGCCGTAGATGAGTTAATAAAGGTTGCTAAAGAGCCGATAGTTGATTCAGATGATGATATCTCAGCTGATAGGTTGAAGAATGCAGCAGCAACAAAGAAACTAGCTATATTCGATGCTTTTGAGATTTTAAATAGAATTGAAACTGAAGAAGCTATTTTAGATGGTAAACCGATTGAAGATGAAAAACCTAAAAAATCTTATTCTATTTCACCAGAAAAACGTTCTAAATAATGAGTTACGAGCAGACATTATTTAAGATAGTAAAAGACGTAGTTAATCCTAAAATCTTAAAAAAGAATAATAGATTTAAAAAATGGGAGTATGGTTATAATCCTGACTACGACTTTATTGTTATAAGTAAAACAGGACAAATTGGGGAAATCATTGAAATTCAAAATCTCAGAATTGCTTTACCAGCAGTTAACAAAGCGTTTAAAAGAAGCGAGAAAAAAGAAGAACAATATTGGGAAAAACAAATCTACCCCAAAGAATTAAATAGAATAAAAAGCACTTTTGAGTGGGATGAGTATCCACTGGAATTTAAAGAAAAATGGTTTGATTATATCGAAGAAGAATTTAATAGAAGAGAAGAAGGGTATTGGTATTATAACAATGGTACTCCTAATTATATCACTGGTACTCACTATACTTATTTGCAATGGTCAAAAATCGATATTGGAGCAGCAGATTATAGAGAATCCAATAAGTTATTTTTCTACTTCTGGGAAGCCTGTAAAGCAGACACTAGATGTTACGGAATGTGTTACCTTAAGAACAGACGATCAGGATTTTCATTTATGGCTTCAGCAGAACTTGTTAATCAAGCCACAATGTCCAGCGATTCAAGATTTGGGGTATTATCCAAATCAGGGGCAGATGCTAAGAAAATGTTCACGGATAAAGTTGTACCCATCTCGGTTAACTATCCATTCTTCTTCAAGCCCATCCAAGATGGTATGGATCGTCCTAAAACCGAATTGGCATATAGAATCCCAGCTTCTAAATTAACTAGAAGAAAATTAGATTCTGGAGAAAAGTTAGAGGAATTAGATGGATTAGATACAACTATAGATTGGAAAAATACAGGTGATAATAGTTATGATGGTGAAAAATTAAAACTATTAGCTCATGATGAGAGTGGTAAATGGGAGAGACCTGATAATATTAAAAATAATTGGAAGGTAACTAAGACATGTTTAAGATTAGGTAGAAGAATTATTGGTAAGTGTATGATGGGGTCAACTAGTAATGCTTTAGATAAGGGAGGCCAAAATTTTAAAGATATTTATAATAACTCAGATGTTACCGTTAGAAATAGAAATGGTCAAACAAAATCTGGACTATATTCTTTATTTATTCCAATGGAGTGGAATTATGAAGGTTATATAGATATGTATGGTCATCCAGTCTTTGATACTCCAGAAAAATCTACAATAGGTGTTGATGGTCTACCTATAAATATAGGTGTTATAGAATATTGGGATAATGAAGCTGATGGATTAAAAGGTGATCAAGATGGATTAAATGAATTTTATCGTCAATTCCCTAGAACAGAAGCTCATGCTTTTAGAGATGAATCTAAACAATCACTATTTAATTTAGTAAAAATATATGAGCAAATAGATTATAATGACGGTGTTAATAACGCTGCAAATATAACCACTGGGAACTTTCAATGGTCTTATGGTGTTAAAGATACTACAGTTATATTTATGCCTAATAAAAATGGTAGATTTAAAGTTTCTTGGGTTCCACCTAAAAACCTTCAAAATCAAGTGATTATAAAGAATGGAACTAAATATCCTAGAAATGAACACATTGGAGCATTTGGTTGTGATAGTTATGATATATCAGGTACTGTAGATGGGAAAGGTTCTAATGGAGCATTACACGGACTTACTAAATTTAGCATGGAAGACGCTCCTCCAAATCACTTTTTTTTAGAATATATATCAAGACCACAAACAGCTGAAATATTTTTTGAAGATGTATTGATGGCTTGTATATTTTATGGAATGCCATTATTATGTGAAAATAATAAACCTAGATTACTTTATTATTTCAAAAGAAGAGGTTATAGAGGATTTTCAATGAATAGACCAGATAGATTATGGAATAAACTGTCTGTAACAGAAAGAGAAATTGGTGGAATACCTAATTCAAGCGAAGATATAAAACAAGCACATGCCGCGGCTATAGAATCTTATATAGAAACTTATATAGGATTAAAAGATGATTCACATGGAGATATGTATTTTCAAGATACATTAGAAGATTGGGCAAGGTTTGATATTAACAAAAGAACCAAACATGATGCCTCTATAAGTTCGGGTTTAGCTATAATGGCTTGTAATAAGAATAGATATAGACCATCAGCAATAAAAAATATAGATTCTATATCATTAAATTTTAGGAAATATGATAATAAAGGATATACTTCAAAAATAATAGAATAGATGCAAATTAAGACAAATATGAGCAGCTCATTTCCTGATCAGGTAGTACCTGATGCTGAGAAAGCTACATGGGAGTACGGATTATCCGTAGCTAGAGCTATTGAAGGTGAATGGTTTAGTAATTACTCTGGTGGTGGATATAGATTTGCTACTAATTATAATAATTTTCATAACTTAAGATTATATGCTAGAGGAGAACAGTCAATACAAAAATATAAAGATGAATTATCAATAAATGGTGATTTATCTTATCTTAATTTAGATTGGAAACCTGTTCCAATAATTCCAAAATTTGTAGATATAGTTGTTAATGGTATCTCTCAAAGAAGTTATGAAGTAAAAGCCTTTGCTCAAGATCCTGAATCAAGACAAAAAAGAACTATTTACGCAGAACGTATAATTAAAGATATTCAATTAAAAGCGTTTAATGATTCAGTAAAAGCAACTTGGGGTATAGATATAACAGAATCTAATAGAGGTGAAAACGAACCTCAAACAATGGATGAATTATCTGCTCATATGCAGTTAGATTATAAACAATCTATTGAAGTAGCTGAAGAAGAATTAATAGATCAAATATTAGATAAAAATAAATATCACTTAATAAGGAAAAGATTAAACCAAGATTTAACAATTCTAGGTATAGGTGCCGTAAAAACTAGTTTTAATAGAACAAATGGTATATGTGTTGAATATATAGATCCAGTAAACTTAGTCCATTCGTATACAGAAGATCCTAATTTTGATGATTTATATTATGTAGGTGAAGTAAAAAGTATCAGTATACCAGAACTAAAGAAACGTTTTCCACATCTATCTCCAGAAGATATGAAGGAAATTCAAAAATATCCTGGAAATACTAGTTATACAAGAAACTGGAATGGTAGACAAGATAATCAGTCTGTTCAAGTTATATTTTTTGAATACAAAACTTATACTAATCAAGTATTTAAAATAAAAATAACGCCCAGTGGTTTAGAAAAAGCATTAGAAAAACAAGATACATTTAATCCACCAGAAGCAGATACATTTAAAAGAGTATCTAGATCTATTGAAGTTCTATATACTGGAGCTAAAATACTAGGTCATGAAAAGATGCTTGAATGGAAATTAGCAGAAAATATGACTAGACCTATTGCTAATACCACTAAGGTTAATATGAATTATAATATTACTGCTCCTAGAATGTATAAAGGCAAGATAGAGTCTTTAGTAAGTAGAATAACTGGATTTGCTGATATGATTCAATTAGCGCATTTAAAACTACAACAAGTTTTAGCTAGAATAGTTCCAGATGGTGTTTATTTAGATATGGATGGTTTAGCCGAAGTTGATTTAGGTAATGGTACTAATTATAATCCCGCTGAAGCATTGAACATGTATTTCCAAACAGGTAGTATTGTTGGTAGATCATTAACTCAAGATGGTGAATTAAATCATGGTAAAGTACCTATTCAAGAATTGCAGTCATCTAGTGGTGGTAGTAAAATACAATCATTAATACAAACTTATCAGTATTATTTACAAATGATACGAGATGTCACCGGTCTTAATGAAGCTAGAGATGCTAGTACACCAGATAAAGATGCTTTAGTAGGTTTGCAAAAGTTAGCTGCTGCAAATTCTAATACTGCTACTAGACATATTTTACAAGCTGGATTATATCTAACACTAAAAACATGTGAAAATATAACGCTTAGAGTTGGAGATGCTTTAATGTTTCCTTTAACTAGAGAAGCTTTGCAAGATAGTATTTCTGTATATAACGTAACTACATTAGATGAAATAGCTACAGCTTCTTTACATGATTTTGGGATATTCTTAGAATTAGAACCAGATGAAGAAGAAAAAGCAATGTTAGAACAAAATATTCAAGTGGCGCTTCAAACTCAATCTATAGATTTAGAAGACGCTATAGATATAAGAAATATTAGTAATTTAAAACTAGCAAACGAATTACTTAAAAAGAGAAGAACTCTAAAAGCTAAAAAAGATCAACAAGCTCAACAAGCAAATATACAAGCTCAAGCTCAAGCAAATGCAGAAGCAGCAGAAAGAGCTGTTTTAGCAGAGGCCCAAAAACAACAAG